AATACAATTTATAATGGCGGAAGAAAAAAAGAAGGCAGCTACGATGTTTGATTTCATTGATGGGGTAACTCATAAAAAGAAAGAATGGTCGAAATGGTCTGATATGGATCAAAAAGCTTTTAGTCCTTTCATGATGAATCGTTTTTTATCAATGAGAATGGAACTAACGGAGTTGATCAACGAATTTCAAACATATACAATTGGATTGTTACGTCCGCAAGAGACATATAAATTATATCACGAACTATTACCGAATAACAAGACATTTGCTAAATACATAAAAGGCAAATCTGAAGATAAGTATGAAAAGGGATTAGTTGAACAAGTTGCTGAGCATTATCAAGTTAGCAAATCAGAAGCTGCTGATTATGTTGACTTAATGGATAAAGTTCAATGTGAACGAATCTTATCAATGTATGGTTATAGTGACGGCGATAAGAAAAAACTATTGAAAGGAATTAAATGAGCAATGTAAACACACAATCACATTACAAAGGTAAGGATAGCCTTTATAAATTTGCAGAAGATTGGGGTTTGAACTCATATGAATTCGATATCATTAAACGCATTGTAAGATGCCGGCATAAAGGATCTTTTCAACAAGATTTAACTAAGACAAAGGATCTAATCAATATATACTTAGCAGAACAATTGGATTCTAATAAATAATTTCTTATACTATATTTATATTAAAATTTAAAAGGAATACAATGAAAAATACGTTAGCAGAGAATATGCGACGCTTTGGTACAAAGAATCTAACTGAAACACAATTGGATATGTTTAAACGAAATGATGATGAGTATTTTATCAACCGCGCGGAATATGATAGCTTTGATACTGACTATGAAACTTTAGCACATGACATGAAAATGGCAATAGAACATCAAGATGGACGGGTAGCTATTAAAGTTGTAGAAAAACTTTTAAAATATATAACTGTCGATGTATATGAAAAATTAAAATTCAGTCAAGAACGTGCTGCAGATAACCCAAATAATGCAACATATACTTCCCATATAAACATCGTTAAAGATGAAATTAATAGCATACAGCAAGTAAATCAAGATGTACTAAAAAATGTAATTAGCGTACTTAAAGCTGACCCAAGAAATGTGCCAGCAATGCAAATGATATATGATATTATTGATGATCTTTGGAGCTCTGTAGATTAATTATATTTAAAACAAATAATAAAAGCTCGTCAGAAATGTCGAGCTTTTTTTGTGTTCTTGAAATAATTTTCTTATATTATTAATATGAAGCAAAACAACTATATTGCCCCAATCTATCGATTATCATTACGCGATCCAGAAACGGTAGCGAGACGAATATCATATTCGCAATGGTCGATGTATGAACGATGCCCGATGTCTTGGAAACTTGCATATATAGATGGATTAGCTCCATTTCAGGCTTCAATTGATACAACATTTGGAACAGCATTTCACGAGACATTTCAATATTTCTTAACGGTAATGTATACCGAATCAGTTAAGAAAGCTGAGAATTTAGATTTTCGAGGTATATTAACTAACAAGCTCAAAGAAGAATATGCACGTTGTGTTGCTGATTTAGGAGGCGTACATTTCTCTAATCCATTGCAATTAGCAGAATATCTAGAAGATGGTGTAGCTATCTTAGAATGGTTCAAGAAACGCAGAGCACAATATTTTTCTAGCAAGAATTGGGAATTGGTAGGTATTGAATTAGATTTATGCACTCAAGCATCTGAAAAAAATCCATCTGTATATTGGTATGGCTTCATCGACGTCGCTATGCGTAATACAGTAACTAATCACATTGTTTTGTTTGATATTAAAACATCACGTGCTGGTTGGAATAAATATCAAAAAGCAGATAGCTTAAAGGCAGCACAATTAGTTGCTTATAAAAATTATTTTTCAAAACAATTTGGAACACCTGTTGATCATATTGATGTTGAATTCTTTATTGTGAAACGCAAACTTATTGAAGAATCAATGTTCCCACAAAAGCGCATCCAAAACTTTAGACCATCATCAGGTTCTGTTACGCAACGAAAAGTGCAGAAACAAATTGATGCATTTGTTGAAAAATGTTTTGATGCAGAAGGCAACAAGAATGCAGAAATTCCATATATGGCAATATCAGGCAAAGGCGATAAGAATTGCAAGTATTGTCCTTTCAAAACAGATTATGAAAAATGTCCTAAAGAAAATAGGATTCGCGAATAAATTTTCTTATAATAAGATATGTACAAACACGAACATGTTTATGTTTATCAATTTGAAGTAAAGAACCATCCTACATGGCCAGGCCTTAGTACTTGCAAAATGGAATATTCTTTATGCACTAATATTGATGGCCCTAATCACAAAGAAAATAGATCTATACTAGAACAAATGCTACGTACGGTATATGGATATATGCCTAAAGGTGTTAAATTTTTACATGAAAAGATACAATGACACGAATTGCAATAATTGGAAACACGGGTTGGCAGAATAAACGAAAAGTACAAGATACACTTCAAAAATTAAAATCGCAATTTAGTGACGATTTAAATGATTTGATTATCGTAGGCGCCGGCGGAAATGAGGGTGCTAATAGTATGGTTCGTAAATACACATTAGAATTTGGATTGCGATATGAAGAATATAATCCATCATTTTCAGGTTACAATATGTATTCAGCAATGCCGGAGTCATATTATGGCAAAACATATCACTTTTCACAATTACATCATCGCATGAAATTGATTGCAGAACGTTGTGATTACATGATGATTATGACCAATGAAGATGCATTAGATCCGGTATTAAAAACAGCATACAACAATGTAAATAAACTTAAAAAACCGGTGGTTATATTAGGTTAATACATATTTATAATAAAGTTATAATAAAGAAAGAGTTACAAATGGAATTACCAAAATTACAAAAAATCGATCCGAACAAAACGAAGAAAAAGAAAATTTTGCTGTTAGCAGATGATTTTCGTTTGCCATCAGGAATTGGGACGGTTAGTAAAGAAATCATTTACAATACAGTTAAAGAATATGATTGGGTTCAGCTTGGTGCAGCATTACATCATCCTGAACATGGCAAAGGAACAGATTTATCTCAGTTAATTGCAAAAGAAACGGGTATAGAAGATGCTGATGTTAAATTGATTCCATGGACTGGTTATGGCGATAGAAATATCTTATTCGCAATTTTAAATCAAGAAAAACCAGATGCAATTTTCCATTTTACAGATCCTAGATATTGGACGTGGTTATATGCATTAGAACATGAAATTAAAACTACATTTAATACACCAATTGTATATTATTCAATTTGGGACGATCTCCCATATCCTATGTGGAACGCACCTTTTTACGGAAGTTGTGATATGATCATGGGAATTAGTAAACAATCGGATAATATTCACAGAGAAGTTCTTAAACAGAACGGCTTTGGGGTTGTAGATTATGATGAATATGATCATATTCCAATGGATCTAAAATGGAATGATGTAATTACAGGATTTGTAGCCCATGGGTTAAATCATAACATATTTAAGCCGTTGCCTCAATCAGATCCACAATATCAATCAATGTTTAATACATTTAAAAAAGATAATGATATTGATTTCATGATTTTTTGGAATAATAGAAATATTCGAAGAAAGCAACCGGGAGATTTAATTTTGGCATTTAAAACATTTGTAGATCAACTTCCGGAGGAAAAAAGACAACATATTGGATTAGTAATGCATACACAACCGGTTGATGATAATGGTACTGATTTATATGCCGTTTGGAAAGCAATTTGTCCGAATTATAAAATAATATTTTCAGAACAAAAATTATCTTCACAAGATCTTAATGTATTATATAACATAGCAGATGTTGTTGTGAATATTGGGTCAAATGAAGGTTGGGGACTTAGTTCAACCGAAGCAATTCTTTCTGGAACACCTATTATCAACAATGTCACAGGCGGATTACAAGATCAATGCGGATTCACTGACGAAAATGGCGAATGGATTCGTTTCAACGGAGAATTTGCAACAAATCATAATGGTAGACATAAAAATCATGGTGTTTGGGTAAAGCCAGTATTTCCGAGTAATCGTTCATTGCAAGGTTCACCATCGACACCATATATTTTTGATGATCGTGTTCAGTATGAAGATGTTGCAGATGCAATTGCATATTGGTACAATATGACTGAAGAAAATCGTGCCGCATGCGGATTCGAAGGAAGACAATGGGCCATGGCAAATGGTTTAACGGCAGAACAAATGGGTAACAAGATGATTGAAATGATGAATTATTTATTTACAGTACAAAAATCAAAACGACCAAGTTATACATTGAATAAAGTTACTCAAACAAAATACGAAAATATAGGAATTGTAAAATAATGAGAAAAGTAGTTATAGCATCACCAGTCGCGACACAGTCAGGTTATGGGCATCACGCGCGAGAAATTATCAATCAGTTAATTGAACAACGAGGCTCGGAGTGGGACATTAAATTAGTTTCATTACCTTGGGGGCATACGCCATTTACATATCCGTTAAGTGTAGATTTACAACAACGAGTAATTTCGTTACCGTTAAACGAACTTCCGGATTTATGGGTTCAAATTACAGTGCCAAATGAGTTTCAAGCAATAGGAAAAGTAAATATTGGTGTAACAGCTGGTACTGAAGGTGATATATGTCATCCGGATTGGATTGATAATTTAAATTCAATGCAAATAGTTATAGTACCTAGTGTATTTACTAAAGAAGTATTTGAAAATTCCGCAAAACAACATAATAAAGTTATTACAACAAAAATTTATGTAATTCCAGAATATTTCGATGAAACGATATATAACAATCAAGTAAAAACAGATTTACAAGTACTTAATGATATTCCAGAATCATTTGCATTCTTATCAGTAGGACATTGGTTGCAAGGACAATTGGGTGAAGATCGAAAAAATATAGGCGGTGTAATACATTGTTTCTTCCAAACATTTAAAAATCAAAAAGATCAGCCAGCATTAGTATTAAAAACAAGCGGAGCTACATATTCGATTATGGACCGAATTGAAATTGAATCAAAAATCAATCAAGTTCGTAACTTTTTTAAATCAACTGATAAATTACCAAATGTTTATTTATTACATGGCGATTTAACTGATGATGAAATGAATGCATTATATAATCACAAAAAAATTAAAGCATTAGTTTCATTTACTAAAGCAGAAGGATTTGGTCGACCATTGTTAGAATTTTCTACAACAGCAAAACCTATCATCGCACCACATTATTCAGGTCCAGCGGATTTTCTCAAAAAAGATTTTATTTGTGAAGTAAAAGGCGGATTAACTGAAATTCATCCTAGTGCACAAAATGATTGGATAATTGCTGGTTCAAAATGGTTCACACCTGATTATGGACAAGCATCGGCGTTATTAAAAGATGTAAAAGCTAATTATAAAAAATGGTTAGAATTAGCAAAACGTCAACGTTATTTTGTTAATACTACATTTACAAAAACGGCCGTTGCTTCCATATATGAAAAAATGCTAATAGATGTAGATTCAGCATTAAATATCATACCAAAACCGGTGGAATTAAAATTACCGCAACTAAAAAAATTAGAATTGCCAAAATTAAAAAAAGTTGAAGCATGAAAATAAGTTATGCAATAACAGTTTGTAATGAGTTTCTTGAAATTCAACGTTTACTGCAATTTTTATTAACAAATAAAAGATCTCAAGACGAAATTGTTATTTTATATGATGAAGAGCATGGAGATAGAGAAATTGAAAACTTTCTCCGTGCTCAATCAGTAAACGGCGGATTCATTTGGCATAAAGATAAGTTTAAAAATCATTTTGCTGATTGGAAAAATAAATTAACATCGATGTGTAAAGGTGATTATATATTTCAAATCGATGCAGATGAAATGCCAAACGAACTTTTAATTAGTCATCTTCCTGATTTATTAGAACTTAATCCAGACAATGAAGTATACTTAGTACCTCGTGCTAATACAGTAGAAGGACTGACTGAAGAGCATATTCGTAAATGGGGTTGGCACGTAATGGCTAATGGGCATATCAATTGGCCAGATTATCAATGGAGAATTTGGAAAAACAAACCAGAGATTAAATGGATCAATAAGGTACATGAGAAATTAGACGGCTTTAGTACATATTCAATGCTCCCAGCAGACACGCAAGCCTTTTGCCTATATCACCCAAAGACAATCGAGAAACAAGAAAAGCAAAACGATTTATATGAAGGTTTAGCGAATTTTATAACAATGAGTTGAATATGATCACATTTTGTATATCTACATATAATAATTTACCATATCTTAAATTAGCTATTGATTCGGTTAGAAAAAATAGTTATTTTAAAGATGCGCCATTTATTGTGCATGCAGAAAATTGTACCGATGGAACTAATGAATGGTTATTTGAGAATCGAGATAAATATAATTTAACTTTACTTGTAGAACCCGAAAATATTAAAGTTCGGGGCATCGGGGGTGGAATGAATATTTGTGCCGATCATGTTGAAACTGAATATATAATGTTTTTACATTCAGATTTTTATGTAACTAAAAATTGGGATAAAGCATTGTTAGATATTCACGAAAAATATCCCAATGAAAAATTATGGGTTAATTCCCACCGAGTTGAACCTGATATGTTTAACAACCCATCACAAAGGCCAGGCACTGCAATAGTTCCTAAAGAAATATTCGGAGCATATTATCATGATTTTGACTCAGAATATTTTGAAGCGTGGGTAGAAGATTTTATTAAGATCAATAAAAATATTGAAATTCCCAAAGGCGAAGGTGTATCTGGCTTAGTTAAAAAATCAGTTTGGGATGAAGTTGGAGGTAATGATCCATTATTTTCTCCCGCATCATGGGAAGATATGGACTTATTTTTACGAATGCTTCAAAATGGCGTTAGATTCATATTACCAACAAATTCAGTTGTATGGCATTTCGGCGCACGGGGCAGTCATAGATTAGAAGAAAATCACGGACAGTCATCAGAACGACAAAGAAAAGCTGAATATGAAAATGCTAAAAAATGGTTGGAAAAATGGAAAAAGATGCCTATATTTGATGAGTATGGAATGATAAAAGGAATAGGATAACTATATGGAAAGAAAAATTAAATTAATTACAAATTGCGAACGTCCGCCAAATTACTTAATGGATATTGCAATTAAATATTGGTTACGAACATTTAAAGAATCAGAATTGATTTTTTTAGTAAATAACATATCACATTTTGATATGGTTGAATCTTTAAAAGAAAAATACAATATCAATGCAAAGCGTGTACATTCAATTGATGATATATATGATGCAAATCAATGCGTCGTATGGGATGATTTAGAAGAATATGATTATGGATTATATCATGATAGAGAAGCTCCGATCATTAACGCAGTACAACATAAATTATTGCAAGAAGGCGTAGATGTTGTAATATTTTTAGACCGAGATGAAATTTTATATCATCCTAATTTACGAGAAGTATTGAATACATTTCCGGAGCCAGTTATTAGACCACGCGGAATTGAAGTAATACAATATGGAAATGAAGAATCATATAATGACGAACTTCCATTATACAAACAACGTAAATATTTACGTTACTTTCCATCTAAAAGTAAAGCGTGTATAGTACGACAGCCAGTTCATTGGATGATTGGTCGCCATGGCACGTTGTGTGGCAGATGGCCGCATGCGGATGTCAAAGCACATCCTGAGTTACAAACACATCCAGATGCAAATACAGATGAATACCCGGATCTTTATTTAGTTCATTTTGATAAAATTGATATTGATTTAATTTATCAACTTCGTATGGAAAGTCAATCTTTATTTAAAACTAATGATAGACATACGGGTGTAATTGATATTGAAAAATTTAGTATATGGTTTAATGAAGCGGCATTGAATGGCGAACTTTATGAAGATAATGATAATTTTTTAGAACGAGTAGATATATGATAATAACTTTAACTAAATTCGAAGATGTTTTAATATTTTCGCCAACGGTGCATCGCGATGATAGAGGATTTTTCCTAGAATCATTTAATAAAGAAATACAAGATGCAATACCTGACGAATTAGTACAGGATAATCATTCGTTATCTAAAAAGAATGTATTTCGAGGATTACATTATCAATGGGATAAACCTATGGGTAAATTGGTACGAGTAGTATATGGTTCTGGATTAGATTTTATTGTAGATATTCGTAAAGATTCAAAAACATATGGTCAATATATTACTGTACCTTTATCTGATCAGAATTTTAATATAGTATGGGTACCAGGACATTATGCCCATGGTTTCTTATCATTACAAGATAATACTCAGTTAACATATAAAACATCAGCATATTATAATAGCCAAGCAGATGGTTGTATTAATCCTTTATCAGCTGAATTAAATTTAAAATTTCCAATTGACAATTTAGATGTGATTTTATCAGATAAAGACAAACAAGCACAATCATTTACAGAATATAAACAGAATCCTAAATTTTAACATATGAAAAAAATACTAGTAGCCGGCGGCGCGGGATATATCGGGTCTCGTTTTTGCAATGAATTATCAAATGACTATGATATTACTGTTATAGATTTATTTTGGTTTGGAGATCATTTAGTTGATAATATAAAAAGAATTAAAAAAGATATCGCCGAACTACGAGTAGATGATTTAAAAGATTTTGATGCTGTTGTATTTCTAGGAGGATTATCAAATGACCCAATGGCTCAATTCCGACCAGATTTAAATTTTAATGGGAATAGTTCAATACCTACGTATTTAGCATATATTTCTAAACAAGCAGGAATTAAAAGATTTATATGTGCTAGTTCATGTAGTGTATATGGATTTACTGATAATCAAACATTAACCGAAGAAGATTTTGTAAAACCAGCATACGCATATGGAATTTCAAAATTACAATGTGAAAGTGGCTTAATGATTCTAGAAGATGAAAATTTTAGACCAATCATGTTTAGAAAAGGTACTGTTGGCGGATTTTCTCCTAGGATGCGTTATGATTTGGTTGTTAACACAATGATTATGTCAGGAATTTCAAAAGGCAAAATTACGGTAAATAGTGCAAACTTATGGAGACCATTAATTGATATACGAGATGTCATACAGGGTTATCGTTTAGCATTAGAAGCCGATTTATCAATATCAGGCGTATTTAATTTATCAGGATTTAATTTTACAATTGGAGAATTAGGAACCATGATAACTAAAGAATTAAATGATAGAGGATATAATGTAGAATTAGAAATTTTAGAAAATCCGGATATTAGGAATTATAAAGTTAGCACTAATAAAATTGAAACTCAATTAGGATATAAACCTAGATATACACCTACAGATACTATTAAAGAACTATTTGAAAAAATTGACTTTTCTAAATATGATTTTTCTACTCCAGAATTTTATAATATTGAAATCTTTAAAGAAGTAATATGAAAATTTTAATAACAGGCGGATCCGGATTATTAGGATCTAATTTAATATTAGAACTAAAAAATAGAAATATTGAATATGTAGCACCTGCACATGATGTATGTGATATTACCAAGTATGAACAATTAGAAACTGTTATTTCGCAGATAAACCCAATTATAATTGTTCATTGCGCAGCAATTGCTAAGTTTGCAGATGTTGAAACAAATCCAATATTAGCATTAGATACCAATATTATTGGTACTACGAACATTACAAAAATTTGTATCAAATATAATATCAGACTCATATTCATATCAACGTCGCACGTCTTTGATGGCAAAAAAGGTATGTATGACATTAATGATCAAATTAATCCATTAACTAAATATTCTAAAACTAAAGCAGCTGGAGAATATATTGTATCATGTTATGAAAATTCTTTAAGTATTCGTACTGAATTTTGCGGCATAGATTTTCCTTTTGATACTGCATATACGGATAAATGGTCTTCAAAAGAATATGTTGATAATTTAACGCCTACAATGGTAGATGCAATTATTAGTAATCAAACCGGCATCACACATATTGCTGGTGAACGTAAATCATTTTATGATTTTGGTTTAGAACGAAATCCAAATGTTAAGCCAGGCAGTATTAAAGAAATACAATCAGTATCTAAAGTTCCTATTTTAGTGGATACTAGTTTGAAATGTTATAATAAATTTGGACTTTAGAAAAATTTTAAATATAATAAGTTATAAACAATAAAAAAGGTATAATATATGTTAAACTATGAAAACTTAATCGGTAGATTTGAAGAAGTGATCCAATCAAAAGAATGGTCAGAATTACAAGACAAATTTAACAAATCTAACAACATTTACATTTTAGGCCATGGCGGCAATTTAGCAGTAGCAGATCATGCTGCAGCGGATATCACCAGATTATCAAACGGACAACGTTTAGCACAAGCACCAGGTTCTGCAATTTTAGCAACATCACTTATTAATGATACAGATTGGGATCAATGGATGGTATCATGGATGGAAGCATTTACTAGAAACCGTACCGAAGAACAAATTTCTCAATCATTGGTATTAGGAATTAGTTCGTCTGGTCGAAGTAAAGATATTATTAAGGCATTACAATGGGCTAATACAAGAGGATTGAATACAGCTTGTATTACGTCACACGCTTTATCTGAAAAAGTAGAAAATTGCACAATCGTCGAATTAGGAGCAGAATATTATCATACTGCAGAAGTTTTAACATTATTATTAACATATGAATTAACACATGGATCTGGCTGTGCTACTCCACCAATTAATAATAATCGTCCAGAAGAATTAAAACAATTGAATTGGAATAAAGGAATTCGTAAACATTCATATCCAGATGAGACGATTAATTTAGGTATTGATTTTGATGGTGTAATTCATAAAAATTCATCCGGATATCATGATGGCACAATTTATGATGATCCAGTTGATGGAATTGAAGATGCATTAAAAACATTATCCGAACAATATACATTAATTTGTTATACAGCAAAAGCAAAATCAGATAGAGGTTTAGTAAATGGCAAAAACGGAACACAATTAGTATGGGAATGGTTAGAAAAACATTGTTTAGATAAATATATTTCAAAAGTCACTGCAGAAAAACCTAGAGCAGTTGCATATATTGATGATAAAGCATTTCGTTTTACTGATTGGAATTCATGCATTGCTGATTTAAAAAATAGTGGAGTATTATAATGGATATTACAATTATAATACCTTGTAGAGCTGGTTCTACTCGAGTAAAAAATAAAAACTTCAAAACATTTGCAGATTCTAACTTATTAGAAATAAAGATTATTCAAGCTAAAAAACTAGGATTACCAGTTGTTGTAGATTCTGATAGCGATATTGCTGAAAAAATGGCATCTGAATATGGTGTAAAATTTAAAAGACGTCCTGAATTCTATGCTAGTTCTGAATGTAATAATAGTCAATACTATGAATATTTAGGTAATAGTGTATCTACAAAATATATCATGATTCTTCAACCAACCGCGCCATTATTAAAAGATGAAACATTAAAAGGTTGTTATGAAGAATTCATAAAAAATACCGATCGTTATGATTCATTAGTAACTGCATTGTTTGCTAAAAAACATGCATGGTTTGGCGATTCTCCTATTAATTATCAATTAGATAACACACCTAACTCTCAAGATTTAGAACCTATTAAATTGCCAACATTCAACGTAATGATTTCAGAAGTATCTAGTTTATTACGAACAAAAAATGCAATAACGAATAAGTGTTTATTTTATCCAATTGAAGAAGCAGAAGGAATTGAAATTGACACCCCATTAGATTTCGAAATTGCAGAAATTTTATATGAAAGAAATCATGGACATTAATAATATACATTGTTTAGCATTAAATTATCGAGGTATAGGATTATCGGATCAAGATCCAATTTATTTTCTTAAATCTACTAGTTGTTTATCAAAAGAACATTCAACTATTCCATATCCTAAATATAAAGTTGATAATGTATGGACTGAAGTTGAATTAGGAATACTAATTGGACAAGATTGCGAAAATGTATCAGAAGACGATGCGTATAATGTAATTGAAGGTTTCTTTGTTGCTGGAGATATTACATGTAATAGTATTTATGATCGAGATCATCATTTAGCATTTTCTAAATCTAGAACTGGGTTTTGTCCTATATCATCTAATGTTACGCATTTAGATTTAAGAAATAGAACATTAGAAATGAAAACATTTATAAATGGCGTAGAACTTCAATGCGGTAATACTTCAGATATGATAATGAATCCGTATCAATCTTTAAGTTATATTTCTAAATTAGTTAAGTTAAATAAAGGTGATATAATTTTAACAGGAACGCCTACTACAATTAATGGCGGACCACAAGTTGATTGTTTAGTTAAACCAAATGATGTTATCAAACATAGTATCGAATCTATTGGCGAATTAAATTATAAGTTTAGCATATGAATATATTAGTAACTGGTGGTTGTGGTTTAATTGGATCTAATTTAGTAACTGCATTAAAAAAATTAGATCATAACGTAATTACTGTAGATATTAATGAATCAGCTGATTATGTATTAGATATTAGTATGGATGATTTATTACAAATTGAAGAACCAATTGATGTAATATATCATTTAGCAGCACAGCCATATGGAAGAGGTTCTGAAATAGATCCGTATATGGACTTAGAATTTAATATACGAGGTACGATGCGTATTTGTTATTTAGCAGAATATAAACAAGTTAAACATATCGTATATACATCTACGATGGCTGTTTATGGAAATAATGATAACGCATCTGAAATTGATAAATTAGATCCATTATCTAATTATGCAGTAAGTAAATTATCAGCTGAATACTATCTTAAGAAATTTGCACAACAATATAATTTTACATATTCTATTCTAAGATTATGGAATACATATGGCCCGGGCCAGGATTTATCAAATGAATACAAAGGCGTTGTTTCTGCATTTGCAAATCAAGTTATTAATAGTAATACAATCAATGTAACAGGTTCGTTAGATAGATATCGTGATATTATTTATGTAGATGATGTAGTAAATGCATTACTATTAATGTTATCTGTTAACTATTCGGATACATTTAATGTATCAACTGGTATTAAAACTACAATAAAAGAATTGATTCACGCTTTAATTAAAGCTAATGGTAATGAATTAATTGATTATGATATTGTTGATATTGGCGGACATCCGGGAGATCAATTCGGATGCATTGGAAATTCTGATAAATTAAAAAACTTAGGGTGGAATCCAGAAATAACATTAGAAATTGGCATTAATAAATTTTTAACATATATAAAGGAACAAAATGCAAAATAAAACATTAGTAGAAATACTAAAACATCATAAATGGGATTGTGATAAAGACCCGCATTGTGGAAATAAAATGTTCCCAGGGCATACTTATCTAGAAGTATATGATCGATTATTCAGTGTATATCAACATGAAGATATCAATGTATTAGAAATTGGAATTCTGCGTGGTACTTCTATGAAATTGTGGCATGAATATTTTTCTAAAGCAACAATTTGGGGAGCGGATACATTTGAACGAACTTCTTGGGTTGGATGCACATTAAATGAAGTTACAGAAACACTTAAAGATTATACTAGAACAAAATTAGTTCAAGTAAATTCATGTTCAAATGATTTTAATGCCATGATTGAACGCAATAAGTTTTTAGAAAGTATTCCAGATGGATTTTTTCATGTTATTATCGATGATGGATCGCATGAATTAAATGATCAGGTACAAACTTATAATAACTTCAAATCTAAATTGAATAAAGATGGAATTTATATCGTAGAAGATATTGGTATTACTAATAGTATGGCAATTGAACCAAACTTATTAATTAATGAAATCCCAGAACTTCATCTAATTGATATGCGTTTTCCAGAGAAATATGATAACGCACTAGCAATTTATTATGATTCAGAATCTATTCATTTTAAACATCATGATGAATATATGTTAAGTAAACATTGGGAAACGTCACCGGAATTTACATATGAATACATTTTAAACAAACAAAGAGAACAATAATGCGAGTAGTTTTAGTAAGTAAAGGGCCATCTGCAAGACATATTCCGAAGAGTGATGATTATAAAATTTCAGCATTGAATAATGCTATTATTTTATGTGAAGAAGTTGATTACTTTTTTTGTCATGATCAAGATAATATTGATATTATTGATCCAATTGAATGGAAAAAAGTTAAGAATTTTATTATGCCGTATTATCCACAAAAGCGTCACCCAGGTGGATTTAGTGAGGATAATAATTATCATGTTTGGATGGATGATGTATTAAAAATTAATCCAGAATGCAAATTCCATTTTGTTGCATTAGGAGTTCATGCTATGAACGGATTAATTTGCCCTTCTGATATTCCGCATATGGGAGAAACATATTCCGTATTACAAACTGCAGCTACGTGGTTAGGTATGAATGGAGTAACTGAACTTATAACTAGCGGCATTGATCCGGATGGAGGTTATCACCCTATGTTTGAGCACAAGTACTTAGGAGAAAGACGTAATCAGAAGTCGGTATGGACTACAGAAATGGCTAAGATTACAGAAGATAAATTCCACAACATAGCTAGACAGTATAACTACAGTGTATATAGATTAATGGACGACGGAACAGCGCAGCAGTCATCATAATAACTTAAAACAAAATAATTTAAAAACATAGAAAAGCATGGAACATTTTTGGCAAAACGTAGAAGGATATTTAGACCACTTCGACTTATATGATTTAGCTGTTAGCAAGTTTGATAAGGGAACTTTCGTTGAGATCGGAACCTTTGCCGGTCGTAGTAGTGCGTACTTAGGCACTGAAATACATAACTCGGGAAAGAATATTAAACTCCACACAGTTGATCACTTTGATATTTCAGCTGATAGCAGCGCAAACTCTACAAACTTTCACGAGCTCGTTGTGGAAACTTTAAAGCCTCTTCAACATTGTGTATCGGTTATTAAAGGTAAGTCTGCAGATGTATCAAAGCAATTTGCAGACGCATCTTTGGAGTTTGTATTTATAGACGCGTCTCACGACTATGAGAGTGTTAAAGAGGATATTAAAGCTTGGCTACCCAAAATCAGAGTGGGAGGTATAATAGGAGGCGACGATTATCGTTGGGATGGTGTTGAAAAAGCGGTACACGAATTAGTACCAGGTGCCACAGCTATCGGATTAAGAGATTCTAACTGGTTTTGGGTAAAGGAGTAATCGATGAGAATATTAAGTACATTAGCTTGTTATGCTGGCAATTCAAATCCGTATTTAAAACCAGTAGTTGAAGAATTAAAAAAAGTATCCGACGTTGTAGTATTTTCACCAGAACGCATAGATATTGATGGCGTCACCACTGAAATTCGAGATAAATCGTTAGGTCATTCTTTAGTTTTTGAACCTAGACAATATATGTTAGATCATTTAACGGAATATGATTATTTTTTATATAATGAAGATGATATACTTATCAATGCTGATTCTTTATTATATGCAATCGATGTTAATGAAAAATTACAAAAACAAAACATACAATATAATGTTGGTTTTTTAAGATTTGAATTAGAAAATGAAAAAGAAGAATTTGTAGATTTAGCTCCATATAATTCAGTCCATTTAGGCGGAAACGGCGTATCTGATATAATACGATACATAACTAAAATTGATAATGAATATTATTTCAATGTATGGAACCCACATAGTGGAAACTTTTTATTATCGCAGAAACAAATAACATTATTAACAAACAGTAATCAGTTTCCGACAAATGCCGTCGCTACATACGCCGGCATATTAGAAAGTGGTGCGACTGGCTTTAATGATGTTATCCGTAAGTTTACCCCGATACAAGATTATAAAAAGTTAATGGTACATCATATGAGTAATAAATACATATTCAATCCAGTAAAAGTTGATTGCAATTTATTAGATAATTTTTTTAAATTCTTACCAGAAGATTTACCACAATATTATTTGAATTTATAATATGATTGTTACAATTCACCAACCAAATTTTATGCCATGGTATCCATTTTTTCAAAAGATACAACAAGCTGATATATTTGTTTTATTAGGACACTGCCAATTTGAGAAAAACGGATATCAAAATCGATTCAATATGGATGGCAAATGGAATACGATGAGCGTTAAAAAAGGATTAGAATTTATCAACACAAAACAATATATTGACGCAAAGAAAGATTGGGAACGGATTAAAAATTCTATACCAAAATATAAACATATTTTATCAGAAATGGATGATTTAATATCTGATAATTTATATCAAACGAATTCATCTATTATTCGATATCTAGTTAAAAAATTAAATATTGATACTATTATAGTAGAAGATTATGAAACAGATTTAACTTCTACTAGTAGATTAGTAGATATATGTAAAAGAAATGGCGCTACTACTTATTTAGCAGGACAAGGCGGCAAAGATTATTTAAACGAAGAATTATTCAATATTGAAAATATACAAGTAGTATATCAAGAAAATATGAATAGGATTCACACATTGGAGTATCTAAATGAAATTTCTAAATTTTAATAAAGTTTTATGTTTATCTCCGCATCCAGACGATGTAGAATATAGTATGTTAGGTACTATATTAAAATACAATGAAACTAAATTTTATTTATTGCAATTAGCACAAGGTGGCGATTGTGATGAATCAACAGGCGAACATCGATTAAAAGAAGTTGAAAATGTATGGAAAACTGCAGGATGTAATAATCTGCAGATCATTAATACTCCTTATAAATTTATCAAAGACATTTCAGAAGAAAATTGGATTCAATTAATTGAAACAATACTTAAAACGGATGATTCATATGATGCAATTTTACTTCCAAATGAAACAGATTCTCATTTTGAACATAGATATGTATCAGGCTTCGGCCCGGCATTAATTCGTAATAATAAAATTAGTTTAATACAATATTATACACCTAGCACTCAAGATGCATGGCAATCTAATTTTTATGTAGATATCGAATCACATTATGATAAAAAATTAGAATCATTAAAAATGTTTACAAGTCAACAACATCGTTATTACTTTACTGAAGATGTACTTCGCGCATTTCATAGCGATTTCCAATGTTCTAAAAAGAAATTACATTATGTTGAAAAATATAGAATTTTAAATTTATTTAATTAATATGGATAACTTAGTTTTTTTATTTAAGTCACATGCTCCGCACGTTCACTATACTAAACAATTGATAGAAACAACAGCTAAGCACAATAAAGATAATATACCAGTATATTTATCAATTCCAAAACATCAAGAACAATTATTCAAAGATGTAATTGGTACTGATGGTTATAACATGATATTTGATGAAGATATAATACAAGATACGGTACATCAAAATTGGTTTACGCAACAATTGGTAAAGATGAAGTTTAGCGAAACTAATTTATGTAATAACTATCTATGGGTAGATGGCGATTCATATTTTATTCGAGATTTCTTTGTTAGTGATTTTATGTTTGATGATGAAACTCCTTATACAACAATGCATGAAAATAAAGATTTATTTCAATGGATGGCTACTAAAGGAAATTTATTAGAAAGCGTTAAAAATTCATATGAAACTGATAGACAAACGATAATGGATCTATTTGGTCGCAAAGGTAAATATTATGATTGGACATGTCCTAATTTGTGGTCTGTTAAAGTTTTTAATCATATGAAAGAACATTATTTAGGACCAAACGAATTATCATATGAACAACTATTACAAGTTATCCCAGGCGAATTAATTTGGTATGGCGAATACGTTTTAGCATCAGAAGCTATACGATTAGTTCCATGCGAATCATGGTTCAAACCATTTCATTATTTAGAACAAATGACTGATTTTAAACAACAAGGCAATACAGAAGAAACGATTGCAAAGAATTTTTTAGGTATAGTTATGCCTAGTAAAGAAATATCTCAATTAAGATTCTAATATGTTAATAGCAACACTCAATCACAATTTACCTACATGGACAGATAATTTAGTAAATCAATTACGCCGAGATACGTACTTTGAAAAATGCGAATTGATGGTATTGGATAATGGGTCATCTGAACCGTTAGCTCAATCAACAACGCATCGTTTAGATGAAAATATATTCTTCGGCGGCGGGTTCAATGTAGTATTAGATTATTTTTTACAAACAGATCATGAGTATCTTTACTTTTTAAATAATGATCTTGTATTTCATGGTCCAGCATTCTTATCAACATCGATTCGAGAAGCTTTAGAATCAGATGCATCGGTTTATTCGCCATCAGTTATCAATGCATCGATCGATCAATGTCATTGGAAACAAATGTGGAATTGGGGTCAGGGATTACGCAACGTACGTTGGATTGATTTTCAGGCTCCATTAATACGTAGAGATATCTTAGAAAAAATAAAACAGTTTCCAAATGAATTAATATACGGATGGGGCTTAGATTTTTATGCAGGTTGTATTGCTGACCAATATGGAATGAAAACCATTGTGTCAGACAACAATACTATTGCACATATGAATTCATTAACATTTAAAGAAAACAAGATAAATATCGGAGTCTCAGAATTTTGTAGGAACGCAGAATCAAATATGAATTCGTATTTTTTGAATTCTGAATTTAATTCCTTATATTCTAATATGAGACAATACGGAGAAAACTATACAATATGATATCACTAATTATACCTAGTTACAACAATTTGCGACATTTAAAAAATGTATATGCAAGTATTCAAAAACATGCACCTAACGCAGAAGTTATTTTAATGAATGATGGATCGGCCGATGGTACAAGTGAATGGTTTCGAGACTTAGCCGGATCTGTTAATCTTCAATTATATGAACAAGAAGAACGAGTAGGTCATACAATATTATATGATAAAGGCATTGAGCTAGCTACTAATGATATAGTGGGCATCTTACATGCCGATATGATTATTGGTCCTTTGTATATTGAAAACATGTTAAAGCACTTACAACCAGGCAAAGTTGTCTGTGCAACCCGTATAGAACCACCTTTACATCCCGAAGGTAAAGAAAAGATCATAATGGATTTCGGACAAGACTTTGACACATTAGACATTGATGCCTTCGAAGAATTTGTTATGCATAAACAAGAAGAAGAATTAGACCGAGTAACATATGGAATGTTTGCACCATGGATTCTTTATAAAAAAGATTTTCAAGCAATTGGTGGACATGATCCATTATTTGCACCATTCCCATATGAAGATTCAGATATCTTTCAACGTTGGATATTAGCGGGATATGAATTGATACAGAGCCGAGATGCATTTGTATATCATTTAACTTGCAGAGGACATCGATGGACGGAACAAGTTGGAAAGGATGATGATTATTTCAAACAAGTTTCAGAAAAAGCTGGACGAAACTATTTACGTAAATGGGGAATCTGGATTGAAAATGATGAGTATCAACGGCCCATTATCACACCTAAATATAACATTGCATTTCGTGTAGAGAATTGTAGCAATGATTTATTAAAGTTATTAGAACCATTTTGTGATAGAATATATTCAGACGCGGATTGGATGCAGTATATTACTTTAGAACAACCAAATACATTGTATGATTTAACAACGCGATGCCACTCATTAACTGATTCAGATCGATATGATTATGATGATATTGTAGTTGAAATTAATGGATCTACTTTTTCACATCATGATTTTAATTACATACAAATGTTGCCAAAAATAATACAACAATCGGGCGAGCCTGGTATGTTTGCTTTAGGCAATTTAACAATTACAATTGTAACTATAAAATCATATCTTGAAGATTTAATAGAACTCCCCGCAAAAAAATAACATAAACAATTTTCTTCGCCATATTTATATAAAAAATAAAAAGGAGAGAGTTTTATGGCAAAGTTTACAGACATTTTTAAAAATTCAAATGATTTCAACGAAAAAACAATCATTGGATTTATGTCATTCGCGGTTATGACAATCGCAATGTTAGTTGATTTATTAACCGGTTACTTCGGAAATGAATTAAAACTTAATGAATACATCTACAATTCATTTGTAGTCGTAACATTAGGAAGTTTAGGAATTGCAGGTTTAGAAAAATTTGCGGGTAAAAAAGGTTCTGATACTACAGAAGAATAAGGATAACAATGAGTTTAAAAAGTTTACAAGAAAGAGCAGGCGTAGCTGCTGATGGTGCTTTCGGTCCAGGAACAATGAAAGCCGGAATGGCATTGCTTAAATTAACACCGATACGTGCTGCACATTTCTTTGCACAGACATCTCATGAAACGGGTGGTTTCAAAGCATTTTCAGAAAATTTAAATTATTCAGCATCAGGACTTCAAGGTATATTTGGAAAATACTTCCCAGGAACTTTAGAAGAATCATATGCTCGTAATCCAGAAAAGATTGCTAACCGTGTTTATGCAGATCGTATGGGAAATGGTAATGAAGCATCTGGAGAAGGATGGAAGTACCGCGGAAGAGGTGCTCTTCAATTAACCGGAAAATCTAACTACGAAGCCTTTGCTAAATATTTAGGTACTGATGAAGTTGTTACCAATCCAGATCTAGTTGCTACAAAATACGCATTCGAATCAGCAATGTTCTTTTTTGAGCGTAACAAGTTGTGGACAATTTGCGACAAAGGAATTAATGATGCATCTATCTTAGAATTGACAAAACGTATCAATGGCGGTACGCATGGTTTAGAAGATAGAAATG